TAAATCTAATTGAAAATGTAAAACCTGCTAGATCGCACTTTAATTTTAAATTAGGAGCAAGATTTGAGTCTCAAATAAGCTATGGTGTTTCATCTAAAGTTAAGCAATTTGTTAATTTCTCTTTTATTTCAGAGCTTCCTAAATTTGAAGGCAGCTCGCTTATTTTAACAAAAATAAGAACCACTCTCCACAAACAAGTAATTTTATATGGCTGATAATTTATCAATAAAAATAACTAAAGCCGGGAAAGAAGCTGCATTTAATGTTTCAAACACTGGTCTTGAGTTAGAAATATCTCATGTGGCTTTTGGAGATACAGGCTGGACTCCAGTTAATGAAGACGAGGCCGCAACTCTACAAAATGAAATTTTAAGAGTCCCGATATTAAGCGGAGAAAAATTTGGAACTTCACAAATCCACCTGACTGCAAAAGCAGATGGACCAGATAATTTTACGATCAGAGAAGTTGGATTTTTCTTGAGCAATGGCACTTTATTTGGGGTTTATAGCAGTGAAACCCAGGCACTAGCTTATAAAACCGCTGGCACTGAATTGGTTTTAGTCTTTGATCTAATTTTATCAACTTTGCCACCAGGTAGCGTTTCGGTTGTAGTAGAGGAAGGAAATAATATTAACCCATCTTTCATCAATGAATTAATCCTCATCACTTTAGGAAATATAAAAATAGCCACAACACAAATCAGTGGAATGAGCAGATATCTAACAAAAATTATTTAATTAAAAATGACTTTAGAACAACAAATAGCATTACTTAATGATAATGTAGGGAATCTAGTATCTAAAAGCGATCAGCTAACTGGCACAATAGAAGATAGGCTACAAGAATATAAAGAATGGAAAGGAACTATCCATAAGCCAAATCCAGTAATTTTACAAGTTGGAGCTGATAAAGAATTTACTCACCCTGTTGACGTTGCAACCCATATTGAAAATAACAGTCTTGCGGGAGATATTCTTTGGAAAGTAGAAATTGATCCAGGAACTTATGAATTTCCATATCAAGGAATTCATGAGATGAAATTTTCTTATCACAAAAATGTTCAGATCGTTGGCACATCAGAAAATGCCGGAGATGTAATTTTTAGATATATTGGTGATGAGCATCATTATATGATAGTTGGCGAAAGAAACACTCATATTGATGTTCGTAATATTTCATTTAAAGGGACTAACCTCATTACTAATTTATTAATCTCACAAATTAGAGATAGAACTCTAAGAGAAGGAATGGCAGGAGGCGGATTAGCGCAAGGTATATTATGTCGCTTTAATAGCTCAGCCTATATTGAGAATTGTGATTTCAATAATCTTTGGCACGCCATGCATTGCCACGATAATTGCAAAATGGATATTTTTAATATCAATGGAACACAACTTTATGGCGGTGCTCATGCAACAGCAAATAGTAGGATTTATATTAAAAGATCATTTTTGAGAGGTATTGGTGGAGCGCTTTCTGGGAGTTCATCTCCATGGGCTGCTCTTGGTGCATTCCATTGCAGTTCTATATTTTGTTATGGAATGGAATGTAGGGATTTTCATATGGGGCTTTATTGCCACTGGGGAAGTGATTTTCATTTTCATCAGGCATATGATTATGACACTGACGGCATTACCAAAATTAATATCAAAAATGGTCACATAGAAAATTGCTACCACGCAATCCATGTTTGGCATCATAGTGGGGGTAATGTTAATAATGCATTAGCTAAAAATATGGAATCTAATGCTATAACAAGTGGTCAATCTTCAAATGTTCATGCTCACAGTAATGTCACGGTTGATGGTGCAAATATAGGATTTTATACAGTTCATGGCTCAGGCCTAATAGCTAACGGCTCTACAGCAAGAAATTGTCGACATACCGCCTATTATTCAGCTCATAAGTCCGAATTGCATGCCGCAAGCACTTCTAGTAAATTATCGGGAAATGCGGTTAATTATTCTCCTGCCGGTTCTTATGTATTAGGAAATACAGATTCATACACTTACATCTCATAAAATATGAAAATAGTAATAAATAAAGAAAATATGATCATTGCAACGCACGGCAATAATCAGGATATCAAGGATTTATACAACAATGAAAATCTGGAAATTATCAGAATTCCCGATGATATCATAATTAAAGATTCATCTAATGAATTTATAAATAGTGGTGAATCTTCTAAAGCTAATCTTCCAACCGATCCAAGACTTTCTTGGTCGCTAGAAGAGGTAAAAGAAAATTCTAAAAAAGTTATTCCTAATATTGAGGAAGAATGTCGTGCAAAAATCATATCATCCTCACCTGGAAGAATAGCTGCATACAGGTCAAAAGAGGAAATAGCTAAACGTATATTGGAATCTATACCTCCAGACAAATCTGATTTAGAGCTTTTAAAATCTGAAGCAGACAGCAAGAATATTAAGGTTGCGGAGCTTGCTAAAATTATTATGGAAAAAGCTCAAAATTTTAGTGAAGTATCGACTTTTATTGACGGTGAATCCCACAGAATTGTTGGCATAATTGATAATTGTAAATCATATAAAGAGGCTTGGAAAGCATTAAAAGATTTTGAGCAAACAATCCTAGATAAAATTTTATCAAACTAATTTAAAAATAAACAAAATGCCTGATCAATTTTTACACGGCGTAGAGGTCATTGAACTTAATGATGGAGCCAGACCAATCAAAACAGTTAAATCAAGTGTAATTGGACTTGTCGGCACAGCGCCACAAGGCCCAGTAAATACGCCAACTTTGATTCTTGGCTCAAGAGCAAAAGCAGCCGAAATCTTCGGTGAAAATAATGATACCAATAAAGATTACACCATACCAAAAGCTCTTGATGGAATATTCGATCAAGCTGGCGCAATGGTTGTTGTTATCAATGTTGCTGATCCAGATAATCCTTCTCATTTAACAAGTGGCGTTCTTGATCCTGCAAATATCATAGATGCCGATGTTGTTGGTGGCGTTGATGGAGCAACTGGCCAATATAAAGGTGTTCACGCTCTTTTGGCAGCAAACACAGAGCTTGCAGTAACTCCAAGAATTATAATTGCTCCAAATTTCACGCATGATATGCCAAGTGGAAATGCAAACCCTGTGGTTTCAGAATTACTTGGAATAGCAGAAAATTTAAGAGCTATTATTATTGCCGATCTTCCAAATACCAATGACACCGATGCAATCGATTATGTCGGAGATTTTGGATCTGCCAGAGTCTTTGCTGTTTATCCTTGGGTAAAAGTTCTTGATACATTAGGAGTTATAGTAGAGGAGCCATCATCTGCAAGGGTAGCTGGTTTAATCGTTAAATCAGATAATGACAGAGGATTTTGGTGGTCGCCGTCTAATCTGGTTATTAATGGTATTGTTGGAATTTCTAAGCCGATTGATTTTGTTCTTGGTGATGTGAATAGTAAAGCCAATTACCTCAATGAAAACAACATCACGACCATAATTCAAGAAAGCGGCTTTAGACTTTGGGGTAACAGAACTTTATCTGCTGATCCTAAGTGGTCATTCTTACAAGCCAGAAGAACCGCTGACATGATTAATGATTCTCTACTTAAGGCTCACCTTTGGGCAGTTGATAGAAATATCACCAAAACCTACATCGAGGATGTTTTGGAAGGAGTTAATAATTATTTGAGATATTTAAAAAATATTGGAGCAATTATTGGTGGAACTGCATTCGCCGATCCTGAGTTAAATACTCCTGATCAAATAGCTCAAGGCAAAGTCACCTTTGAATTTGACTTCACACCTCCTTATCCAGCAGAGCACATAATCTTTAGATCAAGAATGACTGATGATTATTTATCTGAAATTATTTAACCCCAAATATAAAGAAAAATGATTCCAAAAATATTAAAGAATTTTAACCTCTTCATTGATGGGCGTGGTTATGTTGGTAAGTGCGAAGAAGTTAATCCGCCCAAGTTATCTATAAAATCAGAAGAATATAAAGCTGGCGGTATGGATGCTCCAATATCTATTGATATGGGAATGGAGAAGCTAGAAGCCTCATTCACATTATCCGAATATGACAAAGATATTTTAAAACAATTTGGACTTATCAGTGGTAATGGAGTTCAAGTAACGCTTCGAGGTGCTTTGCAAGATGATGCAACCACATCACCAATAATCATCAAGCTTCGTGGCATGTATTCAGAAATGGATATGGGTAAATTTGCAGCTGGAGAAAAAGGAACTCTAGC